CTGCATCATGGCAATGCTCTCGCCCTGGCTCTCGTTGAAGATGGCCGGGTCGGCCACGCCCAGAATGGTGCGGCCCCGGAGCATGGGGTCGTTCTCTTCTGCTTCCCGGATCATCCTTGCCTGCTTCACAGGGTCAGCCTTGATGCCCTCGTTGGGGGTTCCGGTGCAGCCGTACAGCTCCCGGATGCGGTAAAGCCTGCCCTCTTCGTCCGCCGCATACCACCCCACGGAAAAGGGCTTCGAGTAGCCGAAATCGTACCCCCGCCAGATCTTCCAGTGTCCCGGGATGCGGAACGGGCGGATCACATGTGTCCACCGCTGGTCATCGTAGTGGGCCGGGTCGTTCTTCCACTCGGTGAACACCTGCCCGGTAAAGCTGTCCCAGTCGCCGTAGAGCAGGGCTTTCTTCTCCGCTTCCGGCAACGCAGCCAACGTGCCCAGGTATCCCGGGTCATTTTCCAGCAGGGCCGCGTTGTCAAACACGGTGCTGGGGATAAAGATGCGGGTCCGCCGCTGCACGATCTCCCGTCCGTCCGGGGCCCTGGCCTTTACCATCTGCACCATCCGGGTGCCGGGCGGGGCCGGGCTGACGAACCTTGCCTTCACCCATCCGTGGCCGATGCCGCCGGGGTTGGCCGTGGCCCGGGTGTAGACCCGGGTATCGGGGCCGTTGGGTCGGTTTCGGCTCAGCAGGTAGCTGTACTCTTCCCAGGTGAAATGGGTCAGCTCGTCAAAGCCGATAAAGTCGTAGGCCTGGCCCTGATAGTTGTACCTGTCCTGGGCGTGGTTCAGGCTGCCAAAATAGATCTTTGCCCCGCTGGGAAAGGTCCAGCAGTGTGTGCTGCTGTTGTACCGGGCTTTTGGGAATACTGGCTTGTAATACCGCATGGTCTTGTCAATGAGCTCCCGCAGCTGGGGAAACGTCTTTCGGATGATGAGCCCCCGGTAGTGAGGGATCTCCACCTGCCGCAGGGCCTCGATCACCAGCGCGTCGCTCTTGCCGCCGCCTGCGGCCCCGCCATACAGCACTTCGTTCTCGGTGCGCTGCATGAACCGCGCCTGGGCGGGCTGTGGTGACCAGATCACCGGTCTGCCGTCACGCATCCTCTGTTCCGCCATCCACTTCCACCTCCTGCTGGCCGTCCGTCTCACTGGCTGCCGCGATCTCCACCATCGGCGGGCCGCTCACGCTGTCGGTGGTCTCCGCCGGGGCCATGGCAGCAGCCTTTTCGGCCACTTCCATCAGCACCTTGGCCACACCGGCCGCGTTCTTGTCGCTCATCACCCGGCCCTCGTACCGCTCCAGTTCGGCGTTCAGCCGCCTGCGTTCCGTGTCATCCAGCTGCCTGTCGTAGCTGCCCGGGCTTGCATACACCACAAGGCCGGTCTCGGTGGCATCCGCCAGCTCCTCCGGGTCGTCCTTCAGCAGGGTGCCCACGGCAAAGTCCCGGGCCCGGGTGTCCTCGTCCAAACGCCGGTGCAGCCTCTCCGTGATCTGCGCCGCCCGCTGGCTCTCAGCGGCCCGGCCCTGCAAAAAGGTCACCTGTGCCCGCACGCCCAGGCTTGCCCGGATGGCGATCTCCCGCGCCGCCGCCTGCCGCTCTTTGGCAAAGGCATCACTGCGGCTT